GTAAGGGTACGGAGTTAACCGCTGATGAGGTACACGCCCTACTAGTTCACTACTTTGGTGAAAACCCTGAGAGTCATGGCTTGCCAATCAACGTAAATAAATGTAAAAATACACTTGACAAATACAACGAGGCTGATAGGATACGTGTCGAGAAGCGCAAGGAAATAGATCGGGCTTTCCGCAAGCCTTACTACTTGATCGGCGTGGACGAGTTGCATCACCTCATCATTGGGAAGTTCAAGATCGTGCAAGAAGATGAGCGCCTTAACACGTACGCCTACGAGACTGTGGAGCCGTTCAAGCGGTATCCCAACATCGAGGCTTACCCAGAACTTATCCCGCTGATGACGATGGTGAAGGTCGCATACGAGAGGCACGACAACGCCAAGCATGGCATCTTCCCATTGCAGGACAAGTACGATGCAAACCTTGACATGACATTCTCTTACAACACGCGTCCAACACACTACGACTGCCTTTGGATGACGACCCCATGCTCGGACATCTAAGCCCTGTCGTACACCCGAAGAACTGGGACTTGATCAGAGTACCAATGCTGAGAATTGATGAGAACTACACGGTGTTCGTTGGAGATAACGCTATCCGAAGATTCACCAACGACACCCTACCTGATGCGCTGAAAAGCAAGATAGCGATGATTCTTGCTAGCGCACAGAACTTCAAGTACGACCATGACGTTGACAAGTTGAGCATCTACACGAACAGCCAATCACCTGAACTTGATACGGTTGGCTGGCGCGTGTCGGACTCATACTTCTGTTTAGTCATGGACAGAGAAACTTTGAACTCACTGAAGCATGGAGCGCAATATGGGACAGGTTAAGAAATGGTTAACTGACGAGGAGTTTGAGGACAACGATGGGGCAGACCCCCGCAAGTGGTGGGCCACACAAGACGGTCGCTTGATGAGCATTGAGCACATGGACTTGCAACACCTTGAGAACGTGGTGAACTACTTTAGCCAAGAGGGTTACAAGGTTGACCCAACGAGGCAAGACGCCTTTGAGAACGTGATGCTCACGTACCTGCGTAAGAAGGCAGAGATGGACGAGATGATTGAAAGGACTCAGCATGACATCCTCTAGTACGCCCGAGGGCAAAGTCAAGGACAAGATCAAGAAGATTCTCAAAGCACACGGCGCGTACTACGCCATGCCGATGGGCACAGGGTTTGGCAACGCTGGAGTGCCCGACTTCTTGGTGTGTTTGAACGGCGAGTTCTTGGCGATCGAGGCCAAGGCTGGTAAGGGCACAACGACAGCGTTGCAGAAGAAAAACTTAGCTGAGATCGAGGCCGCTGGCGGCAGGGCGCTGGTCATCAACGAGGGCAACTTTGAAGTGCTGGAAGCTGTACTGGAGAACATGAAATGAGTGACACCCCTTGCAAACATCGCTGGGAAGAAGTTCCAGACAAACTGATCTACAAGTGCGCCCGATGCGGCGCGTTTCTGAGGATCATCAAATGACACAAGCACAACACCTTTTTGAAGCCATCATGCGTGGCAAGGGTTACTCGGATTTGTCCCAGACCTCCTCTGGCAAGTACAAGCTGGCCGCTGTACAGATGCGCTGGAATTATTTCAGGATGGGTTGGGAGATGAAGGCGGTAACACCATGAAAATACCTAGTGACCACATGAGAACGCTGAAACGGTGAAGCCAAGGCGATGATTCAAAGACTCAAGGAGAAGAACTATGGATGAAGAAGACCGAAGCAACCTGCGTGACCTACACGCTGGCTTTGCGCTAATAGGATTGTTGATGAGCGACAAGACATTCGACTTAGCGAACAGAGCGTACAAACTTGCAGACGAAATGCAAGAAGCACGAGACTCGCATGGGGCGGGAATCGTATCAGTGAAACGCCGTACCAAGAAGGAGAAGGCAGATGAGTAACTTAGACCACGTGAAACAGCAACTCGCTAGTAACGCCGATGTGAGCGCCGAGTACATCATGAAGATACTGGGCGTGACCAAGCCCTACGCATACAACTTGTTGAGCAAGGGCCGCAAAGAGTTGAGGATGATCAAGCAACGTGATGGGAAATGGACGCATAAGATTCCTATGCAGAGAGCGACACGCGAGGAGAAGATTGTCAATCCAGCGATCTACGAGACTGTGGCTGTAATGACAACCAATGAATCAATAGCTGACAAGCTGACACCCCCAGCAGACAACGTGAATCATCCAGCGCACTACAAGGTCGGCGGGATTGAGACCATTGACTTCATCGAGGCAAAGAGTCTTAACTATCACTTGGGCAACGTGGTCAAGTACGTCACACGCGCAGACCACAAGGGTGATCGCTTGGAGAATCTTGAGAAGGCCCGTTGGTATCTTGACCGAGAGATTGGCAACTTGAGCGAGAAATTAGCCAACCTGAAGTAAACCGCAACCTAGCCTCCCATGCTTCAGTGGGACGCTAGGTTGATACCAGTTCTTTTAATTTTGGAGATTAAGCCATGCAAACCGGAACGGAAATCCTATTGGCGCGGATGAAGGAATACCCCGATGAGTTCTTCCCCGACCTTAACAGCTACGACAGCCGCTGGGGGAACATCATTGATGAAGCAAGAAGCTGCTTACCCAAGGAAGACATTGAGGCGCTCGACGAGGGCTATCGTCAGCTACGGATTGATAGGTTCAACGAGCGAGTTCTTGCACGGCTGGCTGGCGAGGACAAACAACCTGAAGAAACGCTGAAGCCACAGAATACGCTGACCGCGAACACAATAGGGGCCGTTGGCCCAACGCAACAGGCGTATGAACAGGTGCTCAAGGAGAAGCAATACAGACTAGATCAGCAGAACAGAGCGATGCAGAACGCCGCGCAAGGGAGCGGCATGATGGGGATTGGCGGTCAACTCGGCAAGTGGGGAGGCGGCTTTTGAAATGCCCCTTGTGCGGCGCGCCAACTGAGGTGGAAGACACCAGAACAAAAGACAACACGATCATCCGAAGACGTGTGTGCTTCAACTACCACGTATTCAAGACGCAAGAGGTTCCGGTGACGGAGCCGAAGGAGAAAAAGAAATGATTTTGTCCCAAGGAAAACTCGCTGATGGTCTGGTAGACGACCTGCTTGAAGCCATCCACAAGTACGATGAGTCGCTGTACATGTCTACGGTGATTGGATGCCTAGAGTTGGTGAAGCAACAACTGATAAACGACAGCATTGAAGGGGATGACGAGTGAGCCTTATCACATTAGACTTTGAGACGTTCTACGACAACAAACTCAAGCTGGGCTTCAAGTACCAAACCACGGAAGAGTACGTGCGTGACAAGAGGTTTGAAGTCATAGGCGTTGCTGTGAAGGTGGACGACGGCGAGACCGTCTGGCACACAGGTTCGCACAAGGATATCTTGGACGAACTCAACGCCTACGACTGGGCGGGATCAGCGGTTCTATGTCACAACACGCTGTTCGATGGATGTATTCTTAACTGGCACTTTGGCATCAAGCCCGCGTTCTTGCTCGACACACTGAGCATGGCGAGAGCGATTCATGGTGTAGAGGCTGGCGGTTCCTTGAAAGCCTTGGCCATGCGCTATGAGATTGGCGAGAAAGGCGAAGAGGTCATTGCGGCGGAGGGCAAGCGCCGAGCGGACTTCTCAGATGAGGAACTCTTACGCTATGGCGAGTATTGCAAGAATGACGTTGACCTGACGTTTACGCTGTACGGTATTTTGTCGAGCAAGTTCCCCGATGCAGAGGAGAAGCTGATCGACATGACGTTGCGGATGTTTACCGAGCCAGTGTTCCACGTTGACGATGCGCTGTTGCAAGAGCGTCTGGAAGAAGTCCAACAGGAGAAGAGCGACCTGCTCAAGGGCCTGATGGAGCGCATGAAGTGCGACACCGAAGAAGCAGTGCGCAAGAAGCTGGCAAGCAACAAACAGTTTGCGACTTTGCTAGAAGAGCATGGCGTGAAAGCGCCGATGAAGACAAGCAAAACAACTGGGAAGGAAACCTATGCGTTGGCTAAAAACGATGAGGGCTTTCTGGCGCTCACTGAACATGACGACGAGTTCATTCAGCAGCTATGCGCCGTTCGACTGGGTACTAAGTCCACGATTGAAGAGTCCCGTATCCAACGATTCATTGATGTCGGCAAGCGCAACAAAGGGCGGCTACCGATACCTCTCAAATACTACGGAGCTCACACGGGCCGCTGGGCAGGCTCAGACAAAGTTAACTTCCAGAATCTTCCTAGCCGAGACAAAAAGAAGAAGGCTCTTAAGAACGCCGTTGTTGCGCCCGATGATTTCTACACGATCAACTGCGACTCGTCTCAGATTGAAGCGCGTGTCCTCGTCTGGCTGGCAGGACAGGATGACGTTATCGAGCAGTTCCGCAAAGGTGAGGATGTCTATTCGCTTTTCGCAACCAAGATATATGGCAAGCCCATCTCGAAAGCTAACCCCGTTGAACGGTTCGTGGGTAAGACCTGCATCTTAGGTCTCGGTTACGGAACTGGAGCGTTAAAACTTCAGCACACGCTGAAGACTACGCCGCCGGGAGCTGTGGTCACGGAAGACGAGGCCAAGAGTTATGTTGATACATACCGCAGCGCCAACGACATGGTTATCGAGTTGTGGCGCGATGGTGACAAGGTGATCAAAGACCTCGCTGACTGGCCGATCGACAAGAAGGGCCAACCAATCAAGCCGTACTACTATGGCCGACACAACTGCTTGAAGGTCTCCCCCGATGGCATCACCCTGCCCAATGGGTTACAGATTCGTTACCCCGAACTGAAGCTGGACACCTCAGAAGAGAAGTCACGGTACGTGTACAAGTCCCGCAAAGGGCCAGTGTCACTGTGGGGTGGGTCACTAGTTGAGAACGTGGTGCAAGCCTTGGCCAGAATTGTCGTAGGCGAACAGATGCTCAAGGTGCATGAACGCTATCGCGTGGTGCTGACCGTCCATGATGCGGCGGTGGTCGTAGTTCCCGAGGCCGACATAGATAGCGCAATGGAATTTATCGTCGAGCGCATGTCCGAGCCCCCTGATTGGTGCAAGACGTTGCCCGTGGCATGTGAAGCGAAGTACGCCCAGAGCTACGGCGAATGTTAAAAATAAGTCAAACTTAACTGGACAGAAGAGGAAAACCATGACAGAATTGTTCGCACGTATGTTGCAAAAAATGACCCCCCTCAGAACAGCCGTTTATGAGCTAGAGCAAGCCCAGCTGGAGCTATTGAGGTCTGAGTCAGCCGCAGAGTTCGCCGCTAATATGGTGCGCTATAACGAGCAAAGAGTTGCTCGGCTGAAGATGCGCATCGCCCAGTACAACGGAGACATCTCATGAGTTTCACATGGTCTTTTTCATCCTTTAAGCAGTACGTCAACTGCCCCAAGCAGTACCAAGAAATCAAGGTTCTGAAGCGGTTTCACATCAAGCCGACTCCCCAGATGACATACGGCAACGAGGTGCATAAGGCCTGTGAAGACTACGTAGGCGAGGGTAAGCCCTTGGCCAAGAACTACCAGCAATTCCAGCCCGTGCTGGACTCCCTGATGGAGATACCGGGAACTCGATACCCTGAGCAAAGAATGGCTCTGGACAAGGATGGCAACGCCGCCGAGTACGGCAAAGGGTACTGGGTTCGCGGAATTGTTGACCTAATGATTATTGATGGCGACACCGCTTTCATCGTAGACTACAAGACCGGAAGCAACAAGTACCCTGAACCAAAACAGCTTAAGCTGATGGCTCTCATGGCGTTTGCCAAACACCCAGAAATCAAGAGAATCAAGGCTGGCCTTCTGTTCATCGTGAACAACAGTTTCATGACAGAGGAATACACCCGCGATGAGATACCTGCGCTGTGGGAAACCTTCAAGGGCGACCTGATGCGCATGTCTGTCTCCTATGAATCTGATGTGTGGAACCCGAACCCAACCCCCCTCTGCGGCTGGTGTCCCGTGACAACCTGCCCACACCACAAGGTAAGACGATGATCATTGACTACGCACACCCCTGCATGATGGCTGAGAACGCACTGAAGAAAGCACATGACGCCATGCTTGACCATGACTATGATGTCGCAATTGGTGAGGCGCTGACCGCCTTGACCGAGACCCGAATCATGATCAACTCTATCAAAGACATGAAGGAGCGACAGGATGCCATACGTAACTAAACCCCGACCCTACAAAAAAGAATATGAACAGCAAAAAGAACGAGGCGAATTGCCCAACCGAATGGAGCGTCAACGTGCTCGGCGCAAGCTCGATGCCGAAGGCGTTGACCGTAAAGGAAAAGATGTTGCACACATCAAGGCTCTATCTAAAGGTGGAAGCAACACCGATGGAGTACGTGTCGAAAGCGCATCGAAGAACCGATCGTTCAAGAGAAACTCTAGCGGCGCTTTAGTCTCTGAGACCAGCACACGCGAAAGCAAGAAAAAATAAGTTCCATGATGCTCATCACTGTTAGGCACGAGTGAGTGGTGGGGGGCTTTTCTTGCAGTTGCGCCCTTATAACCTTGTCAGTTGAGCGGCGTTTTTGTCTCCCTTCCGGCGCGACAGGCTCAGCCGACTAGCCCCCGTAAGGGGCCACGTTAAAACTCAGTAAAGGATAGTCATGAAAGTTGTTCAGGACACAGCAGTCCACATGGTTGTTCCGTCAAAGGACTTGCAGTTTTTGCAAGGGCACATCGACAGATGCGAAGTGCTTAACGACAACGGGAACCACGCCAGTGTGCTTGTCTATTGGGGTGTGGAAGAGATGCAACGTCTCGTCCGTCTCTACGGAGATGCTCCTAACCCAATGCTCACCAAGTACGAATGGCCCGGCATGTACGAGCCGTTCGCTCACCAAAAAGTTACAGCATCGTTCTTAGCTCTACGAGACAGATGTTTCTGCTTTAACGAAGCTGGCACAGGCAAGACCTCATCCGTCATTTGGGCGGCAGACTACCTGATGACAGAAGGCCTCATCAAACGGGTGCTGGTGATCTGCCCTCTCTCAATCATGTACTCAGCGTGGCAAGCTGATGTCTTCAAGACCGCGATGCACCGCTCAGTGGGCGTTGCGCATGGCGATGCGAAGCGCCGTGTCAAGATTATCAACGGGGAGTACGAGTTCGTCATCATCAACTTTGATGGCGTTGGCACTGTGCAGAATGAGATTGCCAAGGCAGACTTTGATTTGATCGTCATCGACGAAGCCAATGCCTACAAGACTGTCACCACAAAGCGTTGGAAGACCTTGGCCAAGCTGATTACGCCGAACACCCGCCTATGGATGCTCACGGGCACCCCCGCTTCTCAGTCACCCGAGGATGCGTTTGGTCTGGCCAAGCTGGTCAACCCCGCTGGTGTACCGAAGTACATGACTGCATGGAAAGATAAAG